GTATTTGCAAATAAGGCACGATAACCTAAAGAGGTGTTTCTATTGCCAGTAGTATTGCTCCCAAGTGTTTCTTTACCAACGCCTGTATTGTCAACACCAATAGTTTGGCTATAAAGAGCCTGAAAACCTACAGCAGTGCCAGAGCCAGTGCTATTTTGACGCATCGCCTGATAGCCAACGGCTGTGTTTCTTGATTGGGTAGTGTTTGAGAAAAGTGCGTCTTCACCAAGAGCCGTATTATATGCACCTGTGGTATTAGAATAAAGTGCTTCACGGCCTATAACAGTGTTGTCAGAGCCAGTTGTTGTTTGGTTTGCCGCAAGATACCCAACAGCCACATTGCTTGCGCCACCTGTTACCGCATTTTGAAGTGCGTCTGCGCCAAGTGCAGTGTTGTAATTGCCGCTATAAGAACTTAACGCACGGTAGCCAAACGCCGCATTACCTGCGCCTGTGGTGTTTGAAAACAGCGCATATCTGCCAAATGCCGAATTGTTACTACCAGAGGTATTAGACTGCATAGCAGAGTAACCAACCGCTGTGTTATAACTGCCAGTGGTGTTATAGTACATAGACCATCTACCAAATGATGCTAATTCAGTGCCAGTTGTATTTGAGTAAGATGACTGATGTCCTACAGCCGTATTGTTTGATGCGGTGGTGTTTGAGGCTAATGAGAGATTACCTAACGCTGTGTTGTTTGCGCCAGTGGTATTATTGGCTATCGCAAAATATCCAACACCCACATTGTTACTTGCCGTTGTATTATCTTCTAGAGCCTGTGCGCCAATAGCGACATTAAGAGTGCCTGTCGTATTAAACTGTAAGGCATCCTTACCCACAGCCACATTGCCAAAGCCTGTGGAGTTTTGATTCAACGAATAATAACCAACAGCGGTGTTGTTGTCTGCGGTGCTATTAGTGCCTAGTGACAAATAACCTACAGCCACATTGCTTGCGCCTGACGTGTTAGATGACATAGCACCAGAGCCGATGGCGGTATTCTGTGCGGCGTTTGAACTAGAAAGGGCGTTATAACCTAATGCTGTGTTGTGACCAGCAGTAGTGTTTGCGGTTAAGGCATTATAACCAAGCCCAGTGTTGAAACTCCCAGTAGTATTTGCATCAGCAGATAGCGAACCAACTGCCACGTTGCCTGTGCCTGTGGTGTTAGAAACAAGAGTTTGATATCCTACGGCTGTATTGTTATTTGCTGTAGTATTTCCAAACAACGCCCCTTGACCAACAGCAGTGTTGTTATCGCCCGAAGTGTTAGAACCTAAAGCACTCTCGCCTAACCCTGTGTTTCTATTACCGTCAGTATTAGCATCAAGCGTTGATTTACCTACAGCAACATTGGATGTGCCAGTGGTGTTTGCGTACAGAGACTGAAAGCCAACCGCCGTATTGTTGTTTGCCGTAGTATTCGCCGACAATGCTTGATAGCCCAACGCCGTATTCTGTGAGCCAGTTGTATTATCATCAAGTGAACGACCGCCTAAAGCGGCGTTGCTAAAGCCTGTGGTGTTTGCCTCAAGTGACGCATAACCAATAGCCGTATTGTTGTTTGCCGTAGTGCTTGCTCCAAGAGCAGACACACCCATTGCAGTATTGTTTGCGCCAGTTGTGTTTGCGTCAGCGGCGTTTAGGCCGACAGCAGTGTTATTGCTACCAGTAGTCGTTGCCCCCAAAGCATTTTGACCAACTCCAGTATTGTATTGTGCTGTTGTGTTCGCATCCAATGCGCTAGTACCAACGGCGGTGTTGCCTGTGCCAGTTGTGTTGGAGAGTAGAGATTGAAAACCAACAGCCGTATTGTTGGATGCGGTAGTGTTAGCCGTAAGCGCAGATCCACCTAACGCAACATTATAACTGCCCGATAAACTTGCGTCATCAAGCGCACCATCACCCAACGCTACGTTGCCTGTGCCTGTCGGATAATTGCCGTCCAGTTTAATCGTGCCGCCGTCTACGCTGACATTGCCAGCAACAGTGAGGCCGTCAAGCGTCAGTGATCCAGTGATGTCGCCATCTGCAATGTTTGCTAAATCTCTTGCTCGTGACATTTACTACTCCTACGGTTTTACAGGCCAGATAACATCATCCAATGATGAATAGGTATTAGTTATATCACGCAATGCTTGGCGGTAGTCAATCTGCTCTTGGGTCATGTCGGGCGTATCAGACGCATCCCAATAGTCTGTCTCAGCCAAGAGGCGATTACGCTCATTGCGTAACTCTTGCATCCAGCGAACCGTATCGTTGGCCTCAAATACAGATGTATCAGCGTCAAATGCCGCTTCCTCTTCTGGTGTCATCTCTACAAATTGACCATTTTTTATGTGCATTTTAGTCATACTAACCTCACGAATACTTTAAGCCATATAAAGCGACTTTGTAACCGTTGAATGAAACGCCGTTTCGGATACGCAACCGAATACCTGTCATTGCTTGATTGCCGCCGCGATAAACACCAGCGCAATTGTTATAAACAAGGTTGACGGCATTATCTTCGCCCCACCACTCACCCATCGCTTGCACCCGATAACTGGTGCTAGATGGGTTGTTGAAAATAACCTTGAAATCCACGCCTTGATTTGAGCCACCTTTAGGGTTCAAGTATGACGTTGAAAGGCAGTCTGTATAATTTGTTGTGTCTTGGTTATTAGCATTTGTGCTTGTGCGAATAATTCGTTGAGAGATAACCATATAGTTAGACGTTTGCCACGCACCATTTACATACGCTTGGACGCAAGCCTCTGTTGCGGCATTGTTCGTGTGCATACCAGAACCAATCAACATATAAGTGTCATAGGTGCTATTTATGCCTGTGGTAAAATCAACTGATGAGACGTAAGAAGAAAAGTCAACAGCCTCAATCAAAGTCCAAACACCAGCGTCATTCCAATCGTCAACCGTTGTTGAACCTAGCGTCAAACCGTTTGGATTTAATGATACAGCCATCAGTTAGCCTCCATCTCAGCGATACGCTGTTCCAGTTGTTCAATCTTCTTATGTGCATCTTGCAACGCCGCTACAAGCACAGGCGTGATGCGACCGTAATCCATAGACCACATATCATCTTCGCCCTCGCCTTTGCTCACCGCCTCTGGCACAATCTCTGCCATCTCTTGAGCGATAAAGCCAACCACCGCATCAGCGTCAGGCTCTGCCTTCCACTTGTGCGATACTGCGTTCATCGACATCAGTTTGTCTGTGGCATCTGCGATTGGTGCGATGTCGGTCTTTAGGCGTATGTCTGATGTGGTGTTGTAGGTTGTGCCTGTGGTAGTGACAGAAACAGAGCCTACGGTGCTTCCAGAACGAGAAAAGTTAAGTAAAGTGCCATCACTGGTCAGCCTGTTAAATTGTGCCGCCGCATCGCCTGATACAGTCGCCCTAATCATGCCACTAGCCCTGATTACAGAGCCAGCAGTATTATAGGTGTCTGATGTCTTACCCACCAGCAGATTGCCTGACGAATCTACCCGCATCCGTTCCGTTGTTGCACCCTTGTCTGTGAACAACACATTGCCGTTTGTGGTCTGAAGGTAAATATCTTCGTTGCCACCATAGCCCATATAAAAAGCAGAGTTTGTGTTATCAACGTGAAATTTGGCTAGAGGTGATGTCCCGATGCCCACGTTACCGCCTGATGTGATGCGCATCCGTTCATCGCTAGTAGATGGGTTGGTGTAACTTGCATCTCCATTTACTAAGAAACTCATATAGCCACGCCCATATGAACTATTTCTTGTAAAAGTTACTGCTCCTTTTACTTGAGCGTCCCCTGCCGCAAAAGAAAGACAAGCGGCATCGCCATTTGCGCCTACACCTAGCCCTTCAATCTTTACACCCTGTGAGATATTTAAGCCAGCAGTGCCAGAGGATTTAACGTGAAGTTTTGCTTCTGCAACACTGTCGCCAATTGCAACATTGCCTGACGAATCAATCCGCATCCGTTCTGTATTATTTTGAAGGAAGACAAGGGGGTGATTTGATGTTGCGCCAAAGTAACTTTCTGTATTGCCTGATGTAACTACAGACTTTACTGATGGGCTGTTTGTTGTGTCTTCAACAAGCAAGCCAGAGCCAGAGCCGTATGAGATATGCAAGTCAGCAGTCGGAGATGCAGTTCCGATGCCCACGTTGCCGCTACTGTCAATGGTCATTCGGATTGCGCTGTTGTTAGCGTCTCGTATGTCAAAAAGGCCATCGTGCGCACGAATTTGAAAGGCCGCAGGGGTTGTGTTGCTAGGCGCTTCCAAACGCATTGTTGCAAAATTACTGCCAGAGGATTCTATTGTTAAAGCATTGCTAGGCGATGTAGTCCCCAGCCCTAATGCCTGTGCGGAGGCGTCCCAATACAGACCTTGCGTTGTGCCGTTATCGGACATAAATGCAATATCGCCGTTGTCGTTAATATCAATACGTTCAACTAATGACGTGCCGTTGTTTGTGTAAAACTTTAGGCGGCTATCTGTGCCGCTTGTTGCGCCTCTAGCCGCAAGTATTCTGGCTTCTGCGTTTTGTGTTCCAGCATACGCAACAAGGTTTAACTTACCATCACTGCTTGACGGGCCATTAACTGTGATGCCTGTTGAACTATCAACCGTCAGCCCATCAGCCGTCACCGTGCCAGTTACGTCAATGCCAGATGATGTGGTGGCGAGTTTGGCGGCGTTGTCGTAGTAAAGAGTTGCCGCACCGTTGGTGGCAAACTCTGCCATAGTTTCACCAAAGCCACTTGTTGTTATTTTAACATTAGTTGAACCTGCAAGAAGCAAGTCGCCAGTCCCAGCATCACGCACAACGCTGTCATTGCCATTGTGATAAATCTGAAGGTCACTGCCAGCACCAAAGATGGCCTTGTCGTTGTCAGCAAATGCAATGTTATTACCGCCAGTGGTGTTGCCGTTAGCAAGAACCTCTGACAGTTCATTGTTGGCACCAATCTGGCTGTCTACATATGCTTTGATGGATTGCTGAGTGGCGAGTTTGACGGCACTGTCAGATGCCATGTTGTCTTCGTCTTTGATCCCAGTGACAGTTGCGCCATCGCCATTGATGTTTAGGCTATCAGCAGTGTTGAAGCGTGTTGGTCCTGCACCTATGTATCCCATAGCGATGTTCCTTATGTAATTTCAAGAATAGATAACACCACATCAGCGGAAGACGCCGTGTTGGATGTTACCTTTAAGGTATCACCTGGCTCCATAACAACTTTTTGATCTCCGCCGATAACAACCAAAGATGACCCAACTGGCACAGGTGCATCCTTGATAATGTACACACTATCCTGCGCTCCAGAAGTTCTGGTACTCGCATCAAGTTGAACATCTACCTCAACCTGACTTGTGATAATGTTTGCTACGGTCAGCCCAATGATTGTTGTCTCAGTCGAAGAGGGGCATGTATATACAGTCGCTGCGCTAGTGCCTATAGCAGTGTCTGTCTTAGATTTGAAAGAGTTTGCCATCGTATTATCCTAAAGCAATAGCGAGTGCTACCGCCTCTCCTAATGGGTCAAAATAATTATTGCCTTCAGATTGAAGGTTGTCCGTGTTGACAATCTTCTCAGCAGGAAGTGTACAGAAAATTGTACGAGTCCCAGCAGACCAATTCACTGCGGCATCGCCGTTACTCGATTGCAGGATCGTGGTTCTTGCCAGCGTAGTTCCGCTAGAAGTGTAGGTGCCAATACCAACTTCCCAATCAGTGCCATCGGTGCAACCATAATAAGTGGTGTTGCCATTTCCAATAGAGTTAAAAGACTCAAATCCCCCAACGGCACCAGCCAAAGTGTATGTGCCAGTGCCTGTGGTTGTTGTAGTCTCTTTGACTCTATCAGAAAGGACTAATGCCATATTACTTCAACTCAACAGTTAGGTTACCTGCATTGATGCGGAAGATGTCGCCTGAAGCAATCGTCTTATTCGCATCAAGTGCGCCAATAAACAGGATGTTGCCGCTTGTGGAAGCGTCAGCAATAAACACATGAGTAACCGTATACGAAGCAATCCCGCTTGATGCTGAATACTCGATGTTAGATGCGTTGGTTACTGTCTGAGCATCAGTTGCACTAGAAGCAAGTGTCCAACCAGAGGCCGCTACCTGCTGTCGGCTATAGTTAGCGTCTTCAGTAGTCGTGTTTACTTCAGTCACGGTGCCTGCTTCGGCATCTGAAACTGCTGTTGCAAGGCCAATGTAAATGCTGTCGCCAGGCGATGCAAAAGCCTCAGAGTTATTTTTGAACAAGAAGTCGAGAACTGCATGTTCAAGATATGTGGTTGCCGCGTTACTTGTTGCCATGATCTACTCCTATGTCCGTGGCCTGTCGGGAAGTCCCCGCCGATATGCGTCATTGTTTTCCCTGGCCTCGGCCAGATCCTTGATGCGCGATAAAGCCTCACTAAATTGCTTTTCATACATAGCAAGAACGTCAGCTTCACCTTTCATGTAAATATACGCTTCTACGAGCGATCCGTAAAGAAGCGCATTTGGAGCATTCTCGCTCAACCATGTTGTGCCGCTATCAGACCCAGCCGTTAATGATGCGGGGCGATAGTAATAATGCAGTTCAACTGCGTAATTGCTATCAGGTGTAGGGGCTACAATAAAGTTGTCGATGTCAAAAAAAGCGTAATATTTAGGGGTTCCAGTAGATGAAGAATTGGGGCTATGCTCCTGCAAAAAATTCACATCTTTCTGTAATAAGAATTCTTTTGAACTGCCATTAGTAATTGAAAGCGAAAAAGAAGACAAATAGTCAGATGGAACGGACAAATAAGGATCAGATGTTGTTAGCGCAGACGTTGCGTTCTTGCGAAATAATTCAAGATCAACAAGTTTGAAAATGCGCTCTTCTGAAGCCCTAATAAACACAGGAAGATTTGTCACAAAAGACGTTTCCGTGTTCTCTGTGTAGTCCTGAATTGCTGTTTTTAATTGGCTATATGTAAAACTCATTTAATTCTCCAACGTGACGGGGCCAGCAGTCGCATTTTGACCGCCCCCGCGTCTACTACCTTCGGTTGCTGTCCCTGATGACGCCGTGAAAGTGTACGAGTTAACATCAACCACAGTGATTGTATAGCCGCTTGCGTTTTCCAATACAGACTCAGTAAAGCCATCAAAACCCTCCGCTTTCCTAAACCTTACAGTATCTCCAGTAGTTCTGCCATGAGATGGCTCTATAACAGTAACCACGGCGCTGCCACTAGATCCTGATTTGAATGGGTTGATGCCGAGCAATTGTTCTACTGCTGGCTCAGTTCTCGTGTCAGGACGTGGATCCCTAATAGCCTCTGCGTCTGGCAGGTTTCTAATTGGCTCAAGTTGAGGGTGTTTTTCCTCAAACTCATCGGGGCCAACCAGCATTCCAGTCCATTCGCGCTTCATATCACGCAAGCGATAACGGAAACCAGATCTGTCTGAGATCCCCCAAGCATCCTTACCTGTCGCAAAACGTGCCATTACGATACCCTATAATAACGAAGATTAGGCGCTACATTAAATGATGCCCTGTCTCTATCCTCCGCTTGTGCGCGATCAAACTCTTCATCGTAAATTGCCTTTAGCATTTGAATGCGATCTGGCGCTTTTTTAATGGCGATATAATATGCAAGGCCAGCCGCCAAACACGGATAAAACCGAAACGGAACGTCCAAAGTATTAGTCATGGTATCCGCGTCTTCAATTCTAGTTAAACAGTCAAAAATTAATGTATCTGTGCTATTTTCAGGCAATGGCCACACTTTAATCTGCGGCGTGACCTGACGATCAATAAAGAATTGTGTTGGGCGTCCAGTGGTGGTTTTTGTTGGAATGCTGATATATGTATCGCGGCTAATCCGATCCATAGTGTAATCGGTACCGCTTCTGCGTATCACCATAGACAAAACATCAATAACATCGGATCCAAGATCGTACTCACCATCACTTGCAGTAACAACTTGTTGCCGTTGTGCAATGGTCCATTGATTTAAGCCACGATTAGCCCAGTCAGCAAATAAAAGGTTCAACGATCTCTTTGCCGTTTTCAGATCATAGCCAGTTCGCACTTCCAAGCCACAACGCTCAAAAGCCTCTTCAATGTAATCTGCTACATCCAATTCAAAATCTGTTGAACCTGAGGTGGTCATGACTTACGCTTTCTCCGCAAGGGCGATACACGTTTAGGCTTTCCTGCTGGTTGCCCTAAACGTTTTTTCTGTGATATTCTACTACGCTTCTCAGATTTTGTCATCTCTGAAGCAGTTTTTGGAGTCTTTGAACTAACTCGCTTAGTTGGGCGGCAATATGGCGTCCCACGCTTCTCACCCGCCTTACGACCACACGCTTTGCCTGTGCGAACATCTTTCCACTCCTCTTTGAACCATCTTTTAAGGGCGGCGCCCTTTTTCGTTTTACGAACTGCCATTATGACTGCTCCACAGATCCTTTAGTGCGCTTACGCCTTCTTGATGAGACGCATCCGCAACCTCTCGCTACTGCTGTCCCTTCCATCTTCTTGCCTCTGAACTTTCTCTTGGGTTTTGGACTTTTTAATGGTGACCTCATCATGACCGCCTTTTAGTAGTTCTTTTTGCAGTTCTGCGTGTCGAAGTCTTAGCAGTCTTACTTTTTCCTCCAGTTCCCCACTTTTTGGCTCCCACCTTACGGCATTTAGCGATGGCTCCTGAAGCATACGCTGAAGGAAAGACTCTATATCTTGCCTTAACTTTTCTGTAACAAGCATCTTTTGCCATTCTCCCGCCTCCTTTCGAGACTTGCTGCCTCATTTGTGATCGACCAATTGCCATTATCTAACCAAAAAAACAATAAAACCGCCAACTATGGCAAATAGTTGCGCGAATACAACCATTAAAATCATCCATAATTTTTGATCCAGTTTACTAATGTCATCCTGCATATGAGCAAGATGATTATTTTCAATTGTATCGAGCCTATTAAATACTACTTTTATGTCGCCTTGCATCTCTGAAATAAACTTCCACTGCCGTTCTTCTGTTTCGTGATCTGTCATTTTAGCATCTCCAACGTTTTCTTGCCTGACAAATTCTTTTGTTAGGAGTCTTGCGACAATTAATATTGTGCATCTTCTTCTGACCCTCAGAGCGAGAGCAGTATGAACTACGGCGTTTAGCGCGTGCCTTACTCGGCTTTTTTTCTGTTACAGCAGTTTGAAGTTTTGAACCTGGGTTTTTACGGCGATACGCCTTCACGCCAGCCTTAGTCATGCCAGCACCAGATTTTGTAGGACGAAAGTTCTTTTTGTTACGGGCAGGCATTTTTGCGGGTTTACGAGCCATTATAACGATCCTTGTTCTCTTAATAAAATTCCATCGCCAAATATTCCAATATCAGCAGTTTGGCTATTCATAGATGCTTGAAATTCTATAGTTGCCTTCTCTGGCACCTTAAAAGGAAGTGTCCTTGCAATATCCATGCGCTGAACAAAAGAAGTTTGAGCCACGTTAAAAATACGCCCATCAGAGTAAGTAACCTTATTCCTGAAGGTCATGATTTTTGTGTCGTTATTTGCTGTTGCAGTAAAAGCGTCAATGCGGCCAAGATAAAAAGAATATCCAGCAGGAACAGTAAAAACGGCTGCTTGGTTTTTTCCACGTCCTGCAATTATTTTTGCATATACAATCGAATTGTAACTTGCTGTTACATCTCCTGCCGCATTGCCAGCAACAGTTATCAAGTCATTTATTCTAAAAAATGATTTTGTAGTGGTTATGGGGGTTGTGCCGTTTAGAGATACAACTTCTGTAATTATTTCGTAGTTTGCATCCAAGCCATTAATTAAAATGCTGACAGCAGTGTCACTGACGCTACTACTAACAACGGAAAGTTGTTGTGCTGAAGAAAGAAAAGGAAGCGCCGTATTGTTCTCCCAAGGCGTTCTAAACGTTGTCCCTATGGATGGATTTGTGCCAAAAATATTCCGTATAGAATGCAAGGGAATTTGCCCACGAGCGACCTGCAATTCAAAAGGCTCTGATGTGCCTATTTGGCTGATAGATCTTATCTCGTGGGCCATAACAAACCTCTATGATAAGAAGATTGTCAGTTCATTGCTTGCGCCTGTGAAAGCAGAGATATACGCGCCACTTGTTGCAAGAATGCCATTATCTGGAATGTTCAGATGATGAATCCCTGTAGGGAAAGTTTGCGTAATCAATGTTTCACCAGATGCGCTGCCATCTTTGATGGTAAACGAACCTGCGGCGGCGGCGTAGATTACAATCTGACGGATGCGTGACCTAGCAGGCCCCACAACAGCGGCAGACGTACCCTGCGCCCAATTATAGGCTTTTACTGGACCAGCCATAGTAGCCTCCTATTAACCAGCAGAGACGGTTACTACGCCAGAGTTGCTCCAGAGTTGACCTGCGACTGATGGATCAGAAGTTGGAAGATCTTTGATGATTACAACGCTGTTTGTACCATCGTGAGTGATGGAAATGTTTTCAGTAACTGCGCCAGTTGTTGCGTTTACGTCAATTTCCTTGAAGCCGCCCTTAGAACGGACTGCTCCTTCAAAAGTGGTGTTAGCCATGCTTATCTCCTGTCGTGGCTAGTGTCAGCCGCACCATGCGACTGTCAGGGATAAGTGATTGTACAATAAGAGAGGGGCGACTGTAAAGCCGCCCCTTCAAACCCAAGTACAAAGACAAGGGGGATGTTATTAGGCGCCAGGTGAGCCGAAGACTGCACGAGGATCGCTGTAGCCGAAGCTGTAACGCTCACGAGCCTTAAAGCGCATGTTACCTGAGTCGAAGTCAGCTTCCATGTTGGTTGCCAAAGGCGCACGCTCGAAGTGCTTGAAGCCATTCGGAGCGTCAGTCTTGATGAAGAACGCATCTGGGTCTGTCAAGAAGTGGTTGACAGTGTAACCTTCAGGCAACATGCCCATGTTACGGATTGCGTTTACATCGTTGTCAGCAGTGCCAACGCGGAGCGTTGATTCCAGCAGGCGATCTGCTACGAACTGAAGCTGAGGTGGAATGATCAACTTGGTACCACGAAGGGCGATGATCATGTTCCGCTCATCAACGAAAGTGGAAATGTCGATCAGAGCATTTTCCAATGAAGTTTCGTTGAGGTCAGCAGCAGTGCTTGGCTCGTTGCGGAAAGTACCGCCGCCAGCAAGTGGGTGGTCAGTAGCGCAAAGCTCCTTACCATCACCGCCAGTGTAAGAGCTGTCGAACGCATTGTTCAACGTAGCAGCGGCTTTAACCTGCTTGGTGTGAGCCATTGAACGTGCAAGTGCGCGGGTGTACCGTGCGCCAAGACGATCATACAGGTTATCTTCCATTGCTTCTTCGGTCAAAGCAAACGCAAGAGAAACTGTCTCATGCGTATAGCGTGCCGTGTAAGCTTCGGAAGCGCTGTCGAATGAAACGCCAGCACCTTCTGCTTTGGTTTGGGCGTTGCCAAAACCGACCAGCATTACTTCTTCTTCAAATGCTCGATCTGAAGATTCAGTGTCGTAGATTTCAGCATGTTCCGCATCGTAGCGGTTGTATTCCATGCCAAAGAGGGCGTTAAGACCGGGTTCCAGTTCTTTCGCCAATTGAGCGCGAGAAATAGCCATTAATCAGTCTCCTTACGCCAAGCCTGTAGTGCCAGCACTAAACAGGTGGTTGTTGATCATTACAACAACGTTGGTGTTTGCAGATGAAACATCGCTATTCTCAGGATCCTGAGAAATGTCGATTGCTTTCAAAGGCAAAGTCGCGGTTGTTGCGCCAGTGGTGACATCAAGTTCCATGCGGGAAATACCAGAATTGGTATCGCCAACAGGGGACTGGTCAACGATGTCAAAGTTGCCGAACAGATCAGCAACAGGGAAGGTGTCGTCTGCTTGAATTTCGTACACTGCGTAAGGTGCATCAATTACTGACGCTACAATGTCAGAAGCAGCGATTGACCCAGGGTAGTGGTTAGACCAAGTTGGTTTACCAGTGGTTGGGTCAGTGTACTCACAACCGTTGAATACACCCAGAATCAAGCCAGAGCCGCCAGCGGCAACGCGCTCAATTGTACCAGCGGTAACGACTGCAACGAGGTCACCTTGGTAAATTGCAGTAGCGTAGCCAGAAGCAATGCGGTACTTGTTCTGCATGTTTGTCAGGTCGGAGCCGTTACCTGAGCGCGAAAGGCGCAGGCCGAAAGAGGCGTCTTGATTAGCCATCTTATTTTCTCCTAGTTATCAGCTACCTTCGGGCCACCAAAGGACACAGAGGTAGAACGTTGGGGTTTTAGCTTTGGCATGTTCGGATTGCTTTCACGCATCCAATCACGATCCACAGCTTCCATTTGTTGTTGTGTAACTTGCTGGTAATGCGAGTTACGCTGGTCCGCAATTTCTTCAGGGATTCTGGCAAGAACCAGACCACCTACGCCAATTACGCCTGCGTTTTTGCCTTCATCAAGGACAGGAGCATCAAAGTCAGGGTATTCCTCTGCTCTGACAAGTTCCCAACCTTCACGGCGGCGCTTGTGAACATTGTTACGATCATCGTATTCCATCACGGATTCACGAATCCAACGAT